GTGCTGCTTGTCGCCTTCGACCTGGAACGCCAGACGCATCGCCTCCTCCCAGCCCTCGCCGAATGACAGCTGCTTGCGGCGCACCTTGGCCACCAGCCCCGTCTCGGTCGCCTTCAAGCTCTCACCGGATGGGAAGGAGCCCATGGCGCCGAGCAGGTAGTGCGGCGGCGTGCGCGTCTGCGCAGCGATGTGCTGGATGCACATCTCGATCGCGCGAACGTAGGGCGACAGATCGGCGATGGCGAAGTTGCCGAACCGCGCCTGGTCGGCCTCGACACCCCACACGCGGTCAGCGCCGCCCAGGAAGTTGGGCTGATACTTCTCGCCCGTCTCCGGGTTGACCGGTATCTCCACACCGGTCGCCCAGCGCTGCGGGTAGGCGGCGAACTCGCTGGCCACGATCATGTCGGCGCACAGCTTGTTGATGGCGTTCTGCAGCGGGATCACGCGCTCGATGTCCGAACGGCCCAGGCGGTTGCCCAGCGTCGGCGCATTGGCGAGCGGGATCAGCGGCACGACACCCAGCGGGTTCGAGCCCGAGCCGAGATCGTCTTCCCAGCGCGCGGCCGTTTCGCCGGCGTTGCCACCTTCGCGGCGCCACCAGCGCACCTCATCCGGCAGGTACAGCGCGCAGTGCTCGACGCCGAACTCATCGGTCCAGCTGCGCAGACCGGCGAGCCGATGCCGGCCCTGCGCCGGGTCCAGCGCGACGATCGCCTTGTCGGCGGGCTCGACCTGTATCGACGCCTGCCCGCCGTCGTCGGCGCCGACGAGTACATACGTGCAACCGAGCTTGATCGCATCGGTGTGCGCCATGTCGGCCTCGGCGTCCATCTTGTTGCGCTGCCAGATTTCCCACGCCGCTTCGTCAGCGTTCGGGTCCTCGCCGAAGCGGAATCCCTCGACGCGCAGCCGCTCGGCGCTGGCATCCACGACGAGATCGCACCAGTTGTCGGCGAAGTGGCTGAACAAGGTGCCGAACACCTCGCGGTACTGCGCGGTGGAGAAGGCCATGTTGTGTTCGCCCCGGTAGTAGGCGTCGGCGGTGCGGATAGCCGACTGGCGACCCTTGAGCTGGCCCAGCAGCGCGTCGCGCCACGTCTCGGGCGCGGTCGTCGGCGTGGTGGTCGTGGTGTCGTTGGCAGCCATCTAGTTCCAGCTCATCGGGACCTTGGAGCGGTTGCCGCCGGCGGCGAGCACATCGGCGCGTGCCTCGTAGGCGAGCACCGCTGCCACGGCGGCGTCGATCTTGTGCGGCGAGCCGGCGCGATCCTTGGCCAGCCAGTAGCCGCCGCCGCGCGCCTCGCGCGTCTGCGCATTCAGGACGTGCCGGGTGAGCGTGATGTCGCCGGTGTGTTTGAGCCGCTGCGTGGCGACATCGGTGCGGAACCGCTCCACGGCGCCCATCATGCGCGTGCGCGCGGTGTCGTAGCGCTGCACCGCCTTGTCGCCGAACTCGCGCGCCCAGGTGTCGATCTCGCTACGCCACAGCGGCGGATCGAAGTAGCCGCGCATCACCCGGTAGCGCTCCATGACCTCGGCGAGCACCGCATCGACCTCGCCGGCCGGCACCTCCCAGGTGGGCGCATCGGCTGGAGCCTCCCAGCATGCCAGCAGCGCGACGAGCCCATCCGAGAGGCGGCATCCGACAAGCGCGGTCGAGTCGCCGACGCGCGCACCGTCGAAGCCGAGCGTGATGCGCTCGCCCGGCGCCAGCTCGTCGGCCTCGCCGAGCGCGTTCCAGTCCTCGGCGGTGATCCACCATGCCTCGGCGGACACCCACACGCCGCAGGCGAAGCGCGCCCACTGCCACGGCAGCATCGACGGCGAGTCATGGCGGGCGCGCAGCGCATCCAGCGTCTGCCAACTCGCCGGGTTGGCGAGCGCGACCACCAGCAGGTCGTCCAGATCGTCCTCCTTGCGCAGCGCCCACTCGTGCATGACGTAGGAGTGGTCGGCGGTGGCGGCGCTGGTGTGCGCGCCCTCGCGCTCGACCTCGGGCAGCTGCAGCGCGGCGGCGCGCATGGCACCCAGCGGTGACATCTCATGCCCGCCGGCGGTGGAGATCGTAATCATGCGCCCGGAGCGCGGGCCGAGGCCATCGCGGAAGATGCCGTACAGGTCGGCCGAGCGGTGCCGGTGCAGCTCGTCCACCAGCGCCAGCGTCGGGATCACGCCGTCGGCGGTGTCCACGTCGGCGGCGAGCACCCGGATGCGCCCGGAGTCGCCACGCTTGCGCATCTCGCGGTATCCGCGCTTCACGTCCACCCACTTGTCCAGCCCCGGCGAGCGGCGCACGAAACCGGCTGCCTGGTCGTACAGGATCGTCGCCTGATCGCGCGAGGCGGCGCCGATCACGCACTCCGCATCCGGCGTCGAGATCAGGTGAAACAGCGCCAGCGCGCCGAGCAGCGTTGACTTGCCGTTCTTCTTCGGCAGCAGCACCAGCGTCTCGGTGGCACCGGCGAAGTAGTCGGCCAGCATCGAGCGCTGGAACGGCTCCAGCGCCATCGCGGTGCCGTCCTCCAGCACAAGATTGCCGCAGAAGCCGGCGAACTTGTCCAGCAGCTCAGTGTCGTTCTCGGCGTCGCTGCGCAAGCTCGTCCACCTCGGCGAACGGATCGGTGGGATCGTCGGTTGCTACGGGCTCGGGCACCGGTGCCTCCTCGCGCACACGCACGCTCACCCTGCCCCAGCGCTCCGGGTACTGCCGTTCAAGAATCCAGGCCGCTGCCGCCCAGTGCGAGCGCGCCGCCTTGGCGATCTCGGCAGCCAGCACCGCCTCGCCCTCGGCGTGCGCCTGCTCCATGCGTTCGCGGAAGGTGCGGTAGGCGGCATCAGCGGCCTTGCCGGTGCGCCCCCGCGCCATCCAGGTCCGGTAGGTGCTGCCGCCGATGCCGACCGCGCGGCAGGCCACCACGATGTAGTTGCCGGCGCGCAGCAGCGCCACCAGGCGGTCGGCCAGCTCGTCGGTGAGATCGGTCTTGCGCCCTACCCTGCCGAGGTGCGCCACGCAGCGGTCGTGACCGACCAGCGTGCGGTTGCGGCACGGCTTGCCGCTCGCCGTCGGCGCGCCGCACAGCGGCTGCTCGCTCATCGCCAGCACCTCACCAGCGCGGCCGGTGGGAACCACACATAGCGCGTGTGCGGTTTCACCTTGCGACCGCGCACCTCGGGCCAGAACCACCGCAGCCGCTCGACCACGGCCAGGTAGATGTCGGTGTTGCGCTCATGGTCGAAGTGCCACTCGAACACCAGCTTGCGCAGCGAGCCGAAGTCCTCCACCTGCGCCAGCAGCTCGATCTCGGCGCCCTCGATGTCGAGCTTGGCGGCGTCCATGCCGGTGATGGCGTCGGCGAAGGAGACGACCGGCACCTGCATGCCGGCGCCGCGCGGGCGCAGCAACGAGTGCCGCCACGCCGAGCGCGACAGACCGAGCCGGGCGAAGCCGCCGCGCAGGGCCACGGCCTTCTCCACGACCGCGCCCGGCTGGCCGTTCTCCTCGAGATTTCGGCGCGCCAGATCGGCGTTGTCGGGCTCGGGCTCATACGCCGTCACGACCGCGCCGGCGGCTGCGGCGGTGACCGCAAAGGCGCCGATGTTGGCGCCGGCGTCCAGCCACCGCTCGCCGGGCTCGACCCGGAAGGCGCGCGTGAAGTAGCAGCGCTCGCCGGCGACTTCACGGATCGCGGACAAGTCGCTCGGCACTCCCTCGCGCACCCACCAGTAGAAGCCGGCCTCCTCGATGCGGTGCAGCTGCGTCGGTGCGGTTGCGGTGGCGGTGCTCATGAGGTGGCGAAGCGAGCGCGCTCCCGTTCGGTGCGCCGACGGGCGCTGATCTTGACGGTGTCGGCTGCCGCCTCGCAGCGCCACATCTGCTGCAGCGAGTAGAACACCACCGAGTAGCGGTAGCCGTCCGGGCGCGAGAGGCGGAACGGCGAGACGCCGTGCAGGATCGCCTGGCCGTCGAACATCAGCAGCGAGTGATCGCGCAGGCGGAAGCAGAGGTCGATTTCCGGGCACACCAGGTCGCCGCCGACGCAGGCGTGCTTGAACACCAGCATGTTCGACCAGCACTCGGCGAAGTTGCCGGCGTCGTAGTGGTAGGGCAGCTGGCTGTTGCTGTTGATGATGCCCGAGGTGAACACGCCGCCCGACAGCCGCCAGTCGGGCAGCACCTCGGCGACGATGCGCTCATGGTCGGCGTAGGTCGCCGGGTTCAGTTCCTCGTAGGCGTCCTCGACCACCTCGGCGAGCGCGGCGATCGTCGCATGCGCCGCCGGCGCCTCGGTCGCCAGCTTCGCCGCGCGGCAGGCGTCCTCGCCGCGCACGGTCTTCTTGGGCTGGTAGCCGAAGGTGCGTGCGTTGGTGACCATGCCATCGGTGCGCGCCGAGCGTGCGAAACGAACCGAGCGCAGCGCCGCGACCGCCTGCGGCAGCCGGTAGTCCAGCTCCAGGTAGATCGCCGCCGGCCGGTCGTCGCCCTCCAGGTAGACGACGCACGGCTCGGCGACGATGCGGCTGACGTGGCGTGCGTCGGCGAAGGAGCCACGGAAGGCGCCGGCGTCCACCTTGGTGCGCGTGAGATCAAGCCGCCGCACCGAACACCAGCTGCTGGATCACGGCCGAGTAGGAGTCCACGTCGAACTTGACGGCGAGCGCATCGAGCGCGGCAACCATCGACTCGTAGGTGGCCTGGTCGTAGGACAGGATGAAGCGGAACACCTCGGCCTCGCCGGTGGCGTAGGGCAGCCCGGTCGGCACTTTCTCGCGGCCGGCCGTCTCCAGCGTCGCCGGCTCCAGGTAGGCGAGCAGCGAGTCCACGTCGGCGCGGGTGTAGCCGATGCCCAGCAGCTCGTCGTCGTGGGTGAACTCGGCGAGCAGCGAGGCCAGGGCGGTGTCGTCGTAGATGCCGAGATCGGCCAGCCGATTGTCGGCCAGCAGGTACGCCTCGACCTCCCGCTCGGCGAGGTCGGAACGGACGACAGCGATGTGCGACCACTCCTCGGCGACCGCCGCTCGCCAGACGTGATGGCCGGCGACGATCGTGCCATCCGGCAGCGCCAGCAGCGGGCGCTGCTGGCCGAACCGCACCAGCGAGGCGCGGATGTCCTCGACCACACCGCGCCGAGGGTTGCGCGGGTGCGGTCGCAGCTCGTCCACGGCCACCAGCAGCTCGCGCAGCTGCTCGTTGCCGGTCCAGGTGAGCGGTGGAGTGGTCGTGTTCACGTGGGGTGGTGGCCATCCCGGCGCCGCCGGATTTGCGACGCGCTCGGGAGGGCCGATTTCGCGCGGTTTTTTTCGCCGCCAGC